TCCCGCCATTTGAGCGGACGTTCTTTACTGCTGTTAGGAGCGGTGTTCTCGTGGTTGAAGCTGCGGCGCAAGTCGGGGTGACGGTCGCGAGGTGGGGGCAACAGCAACTCAGCAAAGCTGGGCTGACGTGGTGCGGGGTCGCGCATCAACTCGCGGCACGTTGGGCGGCGGCGTGAGGCCACGGTGACACCCATGAAGAACCCAACGATGCAGCCAAGCATCCAGGCGGTGGTGAGCGTGCTCATCGCTCGGCCTCCTGCTTGAGCAAAGCGGCAGCACGATGCGCATAATCACTGTCACATGCTGCAATCTTGTTGAGCCACTCCGCCACCTCACGAATCGCGGCGCGGGCGGTGTTCTCCGGTGCGTCGTACCCCCAAACCGCCCACGCCACCCGTTCCACCAGTGAACTCCTAATTTGGCTTGGATTAGGAGTTGGTTTGGAGTTGGGCGCAAGCAGATCACTGATCTGCTGCGCTTGCTCCGGCGTCAGCTGCAGCGGCTTGCTGATCTTGTCGGCCGCCCGCTCCACCAGCAAACCGGCGGAGTCGGGTGCATCGTCCCGATCCTGCGCGATCAAGCGGTCGAGCTTGTCCTGTTGCGCCGCCTCCAGTGCCATGATTCGTTTCAGGTGCTCGTCAATCCACCGGTCGTGCTTATCGACCTGCTGGCCCCACTCCAGCGTGGCCAAGCGCTGCGTCTCGTACTTGGCCTCAAGTTGCTCAACCCTGGCGCGGAGTTCGAGGATGCAAGCGCTTTGGGCGTCACAGTGGAAGACGTCCTCGTATATAGAGCCCCACTGCTCAGGCGTTGCTTTGTAGTCAGCCATTCCAATGCCTCATAACGCCAGCGATGATAAACATGTTGGTCACCAAGTAAGAGAGAAAGATCAAAAAGCGGATAAGCGCAACGCGATCAGCGATACGGTTGTTGCTGTGCGCCTTGGCACCTAAGGCCAGGGCCAGAAGGTGCCAGAGTCGCATCAGCTGATCTGGCTGACGAGAAGTCGGTCTAGATACCACTGCGCTTTGAGCAATGACTCAGCGCCGCCTTTGTGCTGCTCGCGCCAGATGTACTTCAGCGCATTGCCTTTGCAGAAGCCCCGGAACTCCTCCGGGGTCAACGCTGCACGGATGGCATCAATGCATTCAATCTTCCCCTGCGTGTAATGGGCAGGATGGTTCACTGGATCGTTCATGGTTGTCGAGGATGTATTGAGCGAAGGCCGCATGGGTCATGACGGCATGGGTGCCGGGAGGGCGCCCGTAAGACGCCTCCCACCACTGTTTGAAGGTGGCTTCAAGATCCATCAGAACGGCTCCTCAGTGGCAGCAGCACCACGCGGCAGGAACTCAAACCGCTGCACGCTCAAGATGTGCTTGCTGCGCTTGGCGCCGGTTTCCTTGTCCTGCCACTCCTGGCGGCGGATGCTGCCGGTCACCATGATCGAGTCGCCTTTGCTGCACTTGTCGGTGATCACCTCAGCCGACTTGCCCCATGCCTCGATGTCGATGGCATTGTTGATCCAATTTCCCTGCTTGTCCTTTCCTTCTTGGATGCCGCCTGCAAAATTGCAGACCATGGTGCCACTGTCAAAGGCGCGGAGCTGAGGGTCGGTGATGATGCGAACAATGCCAGATGCGTAAAGGCTCATGGATTCAGTGGTGTGATGTTGTTGGCCTCTTCAAAGGCCAGGACTTGTGAAAGCGGATACCGGACGCGTGGGGTGCTGATTGGTGTGGCCATACGTGGCATCGTGTAGTAATACGGCCCAATGCCGCGTGCTCGTTGGTTCTTTACCGTTGATGGCTTGATACCCCATCGGGCTGCAAGCTCATCAGTGGTCAGGTACGGCTCAGTCGTCAAAGGGATCAGCCTCCGCGACTTGTGCTGTCAGCTTGTCTTCACGTTCGCAAGCAAGCGTCAATAGTTGCCGGTACTGCTCATCGCTCAGATCATCCTTGCGAGCCTCCATCCGTGCCGTGACCTCCTCCAGCTTGGTCAGGCTGTCAGCTTTGGCGATCGCGGCTTTACCAGCTGCAAACACTTTCGCATCACCAGCCTTGGCAGGCAGTGCCGGTGCTGCGGCGGCGGTGGTGGTCACGGTAACAGGCTCGATCGCCTGCTCCATCTCGTCGGTGCTGTAGACGCCTGAGAGGTCAGCAGGGAATGCCTTGCGGAGCGCGAGGGCCTCGCTGCACTTGGCGATCATCGCGGCAGGCATCTTCGACCACAGGCCTTGGCCGGCGTTGTAGTCGGCAAACCGCGCCACACCGACGAATGGATGGCTGGCACCTTTGCGGTGGATGATCGTCTTGGCTGCAGCAGGCGGCTTGCTGCCAAGCCACACATCAGCCCATTGGCCATCCTCGCCACACCAATACGTCTCCGAGCCATCGAGCTGGCCAGTGCGCTCGGCGATGCTGCGCAGGCCGTCGATGCCGGCTTGGATGGTCATCTTGCCGCCGCGCTTGATGGCGTAGATCTGCTTCGAAAACGGATCCAAGCCAGTCCGCTGGCAGGCATAGGCAAACAGGCGCAGCTCATCGGCGCTGCAACCAGGCGCGATGGTGGTGCTGATCAGTTGGGTCTGCTCTGGAGTCCAGAGCGCAAGGCTAGAAGTCATCGGAGGTCATGGTTGGGGTGGCACTGAGCGCCCAGTTGGGCAGCTGCAGTGTTTCGCAGGTGGTGCTGTAGCCGGGCCATTCATCAATGGCGCGGCAGTCGGCAATGGTCTGCAGGTTCTGGCGCCGTAGCGTCTCGCCTGCTTTCATCGCCTCCGTGTCAAGCTCATAGACCGCGACGCAGAACGGATACTGTTTCTCCACCGCGATGAAGAGGAACCGCTTTGCGAAGGTGCCCGCCAGGTAATGGCTGGCTTGAACATGGTAGCGGAAGGATGCGACGGATCGCGCAAAGGCTGCCGGGCTGGCGTCCGTGGTGGTCTTGAGATCAACCACCGTCGAGCGATAAAGCCAATCCGGGCGGCACTTGCACCGCAGACCGGATTGCGCATCATCAAACCAGAAGCTCTGCTCAGCCTTGCCATTGGACAGCAGCGCTGCAGCGTAGGGGTGCTGCCGCACCGCACCAGCCATGGCCATGGCCTGCTCCATGTCGGAGGCAGTGACGGCTTCAATGCCGCTGGCCTCCATCTCGGCGGCCATCTCCTTACCGGCTTTGGTGTTGCGGGGTAGACAGATGCCGTAGCGCTTGGCCAGCTCGTCAGGTTCCAGCACGGCGCAATGCACGAGGCTGCCCAGTTTCATCGCTGCGGTCTGCACCGACGGCGGACGACTTGGGTTGAGGAACCGGCTCCAGTAGTGGTATGGGCTGGCAGCCACGGCATGGAGGTGGCTGGCGCTGATCGCTGGATCGGCGTGATAATCGGCGTTGCTGGTCATGCCGCCACACCATCACGCAGGTGGCGATGCAGCTTGCTGGCGGTGCCGTAGGTGGCGACCATCTCCGGGAATGCCGCAAGGATGCGACGCTTGTTGCCCGGATCAGCCTTCAGCCCGGCCATGCCGAGCTGTTGGAAGAATCCGCCGCCGTATTGAACAGCGGTCTCGAAGGTCCAGTAAATGTCGGAGTCGTTCATGGCTTGAGTTGTTGCTGACAGGATTGATGGTGACCGGCGATGGCGTTGTCTCTACCGATGTCATACGCCATTGCCCATGCTGCAAAAATCAACGTGAAAACCGCAGCGCGATTGATCCAGGGATTCATAGCTCTCAGGGTTGGGATGATGCCGGATTGGGTGCGGCTCCGGCTGGCCGAGTCGAGTCAGGCTGCGGCGTAGATCGCGTCGAGTCGCTGGACGCGAGCGTCAACGGGGCAGGCCAGAGCGGTGCGCTCGATTTCCTTGGGCCAGTAGGCGTTGTCGTTTGCGCAGTAACTGTCGATGATGGCGGTGTAGACGGAGCCGATGCGCTCGGCGTAGTCGAGGTTGCTGGTGGCGGTGAAGGCGGTCATGGCTCTCGGGGTGGGGTGGAAGCTCTCGCCTCCTGTCCCTAAACAATACCACCCTATGCAGCCATGGTCAACCTATGAACGCGACTGCGGCTGATGCCCATGTGCTCAGCAATCCGCCGCTGGCTCCAGCCGCTGCGACGCAGGCGCACGGCGCGCTCTTCGGTGGTCTCAGTTGCCCACAGCAGTACCACCAGAGGCAGCATCAGCAGGGCAAGGATTAAGGCGATGGTCTCGGTGGTCATGGTTCTTGGTGTGGAGTTGATGGTGCCGGATGGGCTCCGGCGGGCCGTGGGTGGTCAGGCTGGTTGCAGGGCAGCCAGTGCATCGTCTTTCGTCATGTATCCAGAGCAATTGCCGTAGATATCGCAGATTTGCCAGCCATAGCCGCGAGGGTCCTCCAGTGCTGTGAGGCTCCAATCCGACCGGGCGTAACCGCGCTGCCAGATTTCGGGATCTTTGTCGTAGCCGAATTGAATCAGGTTCATGGTTCTCGGTGTGGGGTGCCGGCTCCC